CAACACAGACCCCAACATCAATCAGCTCTGCACCGAATACCGCAGGGCATTTTCTGATGACAGGATAACCTACCGTGTCAGGGAGTCTGACGAAACTCGATTTGCTACGTGGACCGGGCAGAGCCGAGACGGGAAGAAACATGCCAAGGACCTAGGGCGACAACCGTTCCCTTGGGAAGGAGCCAGCGACACTAGGATCAGGCTGGCTGACGAGGTGTGCTCGTTTATGGTGAACCTGAGCACCTCTGCCATCAGCAGGGCTGCCTTGAACGTAGCTGGCATCGAGGCTTCAGACCACAAGGCAGCGTCTGCTGTGGGTCTTTACCTGAGGTGGATGCTTTCGACTTTGATGCAACCCGGCTGGGAAGAAGAGCTGGAGTTACATGCAGAATACGCAGCGCAGTATGGTTGGAGTGTCCTTCACGTGATCTGGGATAGATCCTATGCCCAGACCCCTCGAACAATAAACCTCCAAACCCTCTCTGGCTTCTTAGGAGTCAATGCCCCCCAACAACTCGACGCTCTGACCGCTGCGCTGCAAGACGAGCAGGAATACATTGCTGACCTGCTTGTGGCCAGCAACGAAGGGCTGACAAGGACCAAGGCCCTGAAGCACATCAGAGAGATTGTGGAGAAGGGTGAGACCACATTCGAGCTGCCTGATATGGTAAAGAATCAGGCTCGCATCGTAGCACTCAGGCCCTATCATGAGATCTTGTTTCCGCCCGAGACAACTGACCTGCAGAGAGCCCGTGCGATCTTCCGTAGGGAGTATTACACGCTGGCAGAGCTAGAGGCGAAGGCAGCAAGCGGAGAGTGGGACAAGCAATGGGCTGAAGAGGTCAAGAAGACCGCAGGCCAGAGTTCTCAGGTATGGGACCAAGGCCTAAGTCCTGTTCTGGGTAGCACTGAGAGACTGGATGACAAGACCAACCTGATCGAGGTCATTCATGCCTACAGCCGCAGGGTGACAGAGAATGGGAATCCCGGGATCTACATGACGGTCTTCTCTCCGTATATGGAGAAGAACTCCAGCGGCAAGGAGATGTTCGCAGAGCACAGGCTCGTGACAGAGGCTGGGGACACTTACCCATTCGAGACCTTCACCCGAGAGAAGACACGGCGCAGCCCAATCGAGTCTCGTGGTGTATCAGAAATTGTTCGCACGTGGCAGGCAGAATACAAGGCACAAGCCGATATGGTATTCGACCGCTCGAGCTTTGACACGCTTCCTCCGCTCAAGGTTCCCTTACGCTATGGCCAGCGGATCAAAGTTGGCCCCGGTGTGCAGGTATCAGAACAGAGGCCCGGTGACATTGGTTGGATGGAAGCACCTCGCAGAGGCGCAGACCTAGCCTTCACCCTGATGGATCATATCCAGCTCAGGACAGACCGTTACTTTGGCAGGCCCAATGCAGCCATACCTCCTGTAGAGACACAACTTAGGCAACAGGCCTACGTGCATCGCTGGCTCAGGCACATGAGTTCTGTCATTGGCAGGGTCTGGGACCTGACTCAGGTCTTCGACACGGACGACCGCTTTGCTCTGGTGACTGGCACTAATATGCCACTGCCTCGAGACCCCAAGAAATACAACTTCACATTGCACTTCGATGTCAGGGAACTCGACAATGAGTTTGTCCAGAAGAAGCTTCAGGCGATTAGTCAATTCGTCCTGCCAGAGGACACGATGGGGATCGTTGACAGGACTAAGTTGATCAGGAAGAAGTTGCAGGTCATTGACCCAACGCTGGCAGACGAGCTTGTCATTGAGCAGGCAGAAGCATCGCAGCAGATGTTCGACGACATGAACAATCAGGTAGCCCTGATGTCTCTGGGTAATCAGCCCAAGTTTGTCGAGAACGATCCATCTGCAGGCATCAAGATGCAGTTCATCCAGCAGATCATTCAGAACAACCCGAAATATCAGCAGCAGATGCAGCAGGACGAGCAGTTCGCACAGCTTGTCCAGACGTTTGCTCAGAACCTGCAGATGAGTGTGACGCAGCAGCAGAACGCTCAGATAGGCAGGATAGGTGTGAATCCAAATGCATAACGAATACAGGTTCCAAGGTTACGAACAATGGCTGCTCGAGGCTTTCTCGATGCAGGAAGAACATCCAGTCAGGCGTGGCATCGACACGATCCTGAATGAGATAATGAAGGCCGAGTCCGGTAATGTAACCGGACCCGGCTTGACTTCTGAACAGAGGCACTACTTCGCAGGAAGACTGGCAGCAGTTCAGGATCTCTACTTCGCATTTCAGAACCTCTACGCTGACGCCCTGAAAGATCAGGGGCCAGACTTAGACCCTGAAGTGTGAGGCCCGGGAAATGTAACTACATTAAACCCTAGCTGATCTCTCCACTGATCAGGCATGTGGGGTATCATCGCTGATACCTCGTGCTCAGACATGACTTCAGTGAGGTCCCTGAGCATACCCACTATCAGGTGCTCGATGCACTGCCTGCACCAGCCGTAGTAAGTGGGGTCCTTACTGACCATAGGGTAGTGAGTGTAGACGATCTCAGTGGCTCGCTTATTGCACCCCTCGCATATGGGCTCAAACTCGAGCCCATACTCCATAGCTTCAGCCTTGAGCATCGCTCTTTGCCTCCCGTTTCATCAGCTCACCCTCAAGCCAGCGTCCAATTCGCATCTTGGCTAGAGCTGCTGGAGGCTTGCCTGAACGCCAGCCCTCCACAGTCCTGACCGGGACCTTGATGGATTCAGCGAACTCCCTAGTGGTCAGGTTCAATGTGTCGCAAATTAGGGACACGACCTCCTTGGACGATGCCTCCTCTGTGCCTCGCTGGAAGACAATCTCGTCTCGATCATCGTCCAGCTCCTTGAAGACCACACATACGCTCTTTAGATTTTCAAGATCAGTCATAACGTCCAAACTCAATAACTCCTCTGACATACTCTCTGAAGTCCTGCAGTGTGAACTCAGAGCCATTCCAGTCCTTGGGATGCGTCCTAGCAAAGTCTCGCCAGAGTTCATATTCCTCCCGAGGATCTGCGTCTGATGGTATGGACCCGTCTGGGTCCCAGTGTTGTTCAATTGTTTTGCTCATAGTTTGTAAAATACGTGATTCCCAATGATCTTTGTTTTCTTGGACTTGTCAGCCCAGTATGGCCGCACGTGAAGTGCATGATAGTGATTAGCTCCGCCCGTGACTTCCTGCTTCATCCTGTGGATGTGCTTCTCGAAGTAGAGCGCATGTTCAGCCTGAGGAGTGTCTAGCAGGTAGCTCAGGTCCTTGCCTGAGTCCCAGCAGGAAAACTGCTTGCGCTGCAGGCAGACCTCCTTGGGCGTGATGCCACGCTCCTTGGCTCGTTGGGAGATGACGCAGGCGACTGCTGCCATCCCCCGTAGGCCCTCACCTCTGGCTTCCGCCAGTATGGTGAGAGCCACGGTGTGATCCGCTGCAGACAGAGTGCAGCAGGTGATCAGCAGTATCAGAGCTTTGCCCATCTCGAAGCCTTGATTGCCATTGCATGTTTGAGACGACACTCGAGAGCATCTCGCTTGAACGAGTTTTTCTGGAGGTAGTCCTTGGTGATGCCCAGTTTCTTGATGGTAGCATCTACATCCAGAATGTGTTTGCCGTTCTTGTAGATGGTCACAGCATTGGGGTCTTCCTCGACCTTGTATTTCTGCTTCTTACGGCCACGCTTTGCACCAGTGACCTTGGGCTTAACTGTCTCGTTAACCTCGATGCAGTCCAGCACCTTGATCTCTACACCTTCCACAAGGCTGACTGCCTCATAGACCTCGGACACCTTGGAGATGTCTGCTGTTATTTCGATTTTGAACTCATGTTTTTTCATGTGTTTATCTTTCTTTTGGTTTGTTGTTGTTGGATATGGGAGCTTCTGCTCCCGGTTAAAGTTATCTAAGGCTTTTGCTTTCGTCGTAAGGGACATGAAATAGGAAGCACTTTGCAAGATCCCAAGGCAACCAGCTTTTCACGGTCACACAACTATCTCCTGACCATTTCAACGCACTTTTGGGGAACCAACTCTCACTGCAGTTACCTTTGAGCAGTATGGCTTTCTCTGTCTCCCTGACTAATGCGACAGTGGTTGTGTTTCCTTCTTCCGTGCTGAGTTCGTATATGGTTGTCATTGCTTTGTATTTTTCAGTCATCAGGGTCACCCCTGCCTGACACATATACTTATACGCTATGCTGAGTAACATTGCAACAAGTATTTTAAAGAATTTTTACCTCGACTGGTTTTGCCTCGATCAGGTCAGCGTAATATTGGCTTGTGATGTTAGGTGAGCTGTGGCCTAGATACTTCTGAGCCTCGAAGAGCCCGAGCTGGGTAGCCACATTTGCCCCGTAGTATTTCCGCAGCTCGTGTGCGGATTTCGACCCAGTGATGCCTTCCTTCCTGATGATCTTCGCTATTCGATCAGGAATGGTCCTGTATCGATTTGTCTTGGCCCCGGGGAGTATGTGGTCCCGGTTCTTCTGCCTGCTTCTCAGGAACGAAATCTGAGCGTCTGACAGTGGGATATTTCTGGACCTGCCAGACTTCGTGCTGAAGTCTTCCTCCTCCCTAACCGTGATACAGTTGTCACCAATCCAGCTCCACCGGGCAAATGCGGCTTCATTACGCCTCATGCCACAGTGCATCATCAGGAAGTAGCACATGTAGTCGTCAGGCTTCTTGTTCTTCAGCTTCTCGCACTTCTCAACGATTCGCCTCATTGCATCACGCTTGTCTGAAACGTTGTATTGTGGCTGCCGAGCTGGGATAGCCTTGGAGGATTTAAACTGATCGACTTCCTTTGGCAGATTCCTGTAGATATTGATGACATGCTCAGAGAACAGACTTTTAGTCATTCTCAAGAATGAGTTGGCAGACACAGCGGCCCTAGTTCGCTCGCTATTCTGAGCCGATCCTAGCATCAGCTTCTGGAACTTCATGACGTTCTTGGGTGTAAACACCTTTGACGGATTGTCTGTCAGGCTGCATCCGATCTTGTTCACGAAATACTTACTGCAATACAGGACCTGTTTCTTTGTGTGCGGTCTAACGTGAGTGACATTTTTCTCGTAGTGCAAAATAATGTCTTGCACTGTCTTGTGCTTTTTCTTACTCATAGTGATGCGTCATTTCTTGTTACGCTAGGTTTGGGTGAGCCCCCGGAAGGGGGCTCTTTTTATTAATGACTTTGCAGGGCTCCACAGTCTTAATTGTCACACCATCAAGCGATGCAACTCTCCTGACAACATCGCTTATCTTTTCAAGCTTAACAGCCATAGTCACCTCGAACGCCAGATTGAGATCTGAGCGTGATCCTTCTTCGACTGGGCGAAGTGAGTTTAAGCAGTTGTCTGAGAGGTCTTGACAGGCATCCATCAGCCTCTGCCTTTCCTTCTCATAACGAAGATACGCCCTCGCCTTCATGAGCACCCAAATAACAACCTCATGCTTCCTCATCACATTGATTTTATCGATCTTGCCCCTAACGAACTCAGCTATATCTTCTTGGTCTAGGCCGAGTTTGTATTTATCAATCGCATCCATCATGATGGGCGTGTATATAGCGTCTCGCCTGCTGAACTTCCTGACTTGGTCTTCTCTTATCTTGCTCATTACTTGTGTTGTTTTGCTGTTGAATAAAGGGGGGCCTTGCGGCCCCCGGTTGGGTTAAAGTTGTTCAGCAGTCCAGCCCTGCTTGACTAAGCTATTCACAATCCCGTCAAGCTCCCATTTGCTTTTGTGAAATGTTTTCTGCCTACGAGCATCTACATTCGTGAAAGTGAGATTTAAAAAATCAACAATTATGGTGCTGACTGGCACATTGCTTGATGGTGTTTCTTTTGTTAGCTTGATCATTATTTTTCCTTTTGCTTTTCAATCAGTGGGCTTATTCCCTCCTGACACAAGCAACATACGCTAGACTGAGTATTGAGTCAACACCTAAAGTGAACTTTTTTTATCCTGCCATCATTGACCTGCACCTGCGTCTGAGCGAATCTGGTGTCGTAGGCTCCCGAGGCCAACAAAAAACCGTTCTCTGGGCGAACGATAAAAGCCCTGATTCTCGGCCACTTGCAGCCGTAAAAGCGCATGTCAAATCCTGAATCCACAGCCGAGGCCAGCCAGCCCTCGGAGGCAGAAAATGTAGTTGGCGGAATGGAAGCCTTGCGGAATGCACTCAAGGATAGCTTGAGTCCCCAGCCGGA